CTTTCCACGTTCCGTCAGTCTTTGTGATTCTTACCTTATAAGATGTTGCGTTTTCGACCTCTGACCATTTGACGGCTACGTGACTATAGTTAAAATACCTTGATGCACTCTTGTAGTAAGATGCGTACTCCACTGTCGGAGTACTGAGGACGCATCTTGCCATCCAATTTTTCACAGCGTTATCGATTGCATCTTTTAAAGCACCATCGGGCTCGAAATTGATATCTGGAATCTTCACAGATGGTGGTTTAAGTGGTGGCGTACATGCCGACACCGGTACGGCACTGGAAAGAGCCAGTGTGAGCGCGCAGATTATTGCTACTAATTTTCTTCTTTTTCTTTTCATGTCGATTCCTCCTTTAATTGCCTATCGTACTTACTTTGGTTAGTGCTTGACCGATTGTCCCTCTGTACTCATACCGATACTCATTCTGTAGTCCACTGTCAGGATAAGCACTACGGTTTGCTGACGTCACATACTCAGATGTGTACCCGGCAGAATCTACATGTTGAGCACTGCTGCACTTCATGACGTACATTTCAATCGGATTCTTTTCCGTAACAACGTCAAACGTTGCATTGGTTGCAACCTTGAACACGCCGTCATTTCCGGATTCTTTTTTAACGTATTTTCCGCGCAGGAAATTCAGCTTTTGATAATCGCTCGTAGCTGTAACATGATACGTCTTTACAGGATCAGCGAGGACAACTTCTCCATTTTCTTCGCTGATTGCATCACTGTAGCTGATTGTAAAATTAGGTTTCATTCCAGTAACGCCCGCTGGCCAATTCCCAAGACTTAGTGCTTTTTCTGCGGCCAAATTTGGAATCAGCTTAGAACTAATCTTCTCCCAAACATGCACATTGACAATCTTATCCCGTTCCAATTCAAGATCATTTTCAATTTCTTTCCTTAACTCTTCTGCCTGTTTTTTTGCTTCCAGTGCCGCATTATCTGCATTGGTTGCTGCCTGCTTTGCTATATTTGCGTTTGTGGTGGCTGCCTGCGCTGCCTGATCCATATCGTTAATAACTGTTCTCATAGAAAGAAATTCTTTGTCACTCACGAACCCGTCTGTCTTGTATACTGAGCTCACAATTTTTGTATAAAAAGTCGCTGATTTTAGTTCTTTAGAGTCTTTGGTCAGCATTATTTCGCCTTTGCCGGTACCGGATGCTGCAAGCATCTGTTCTGTATATGTTACAAGGATCTTGTTGCCTGATATTGTACAGTCGTTCAGAACCTCGTTGCCGTCAGGCTTGTAGTATTTGATTCTGGCAGTGGTGCCAGTCGGTATTGTAAATACCTGCTTATTCTGTAGGAGTGTCACAGCTACTATTCTTGAGTTCTTATCGCCCTGTTTTACTACGACATATTCAAAAGGGCTTCTGTCGTCAAGGTCTACTGTGATTTCCTGTGTTATTTGTAGATCTGCCATGTCTTATCCTCTCATTCCTCGGGTTCCCTGTTCACTTTGTCGGGTGTGCCTGTTACTGTTCTGCCTATAGAATTAATTTCTTGTTGTGCATCGTTTTTTGTTTTGTACACGTTTGTCTTTATATCACTATACTCCATGCTTGCCTCCTAATAGTTTTTGCTTGTGGTGTCCCATCCTGTTATTATTCCGTTCTTAATTGTGATGTTGCATCTTTCGACTTTCGTGATGCCGGTGTTATTCCATGAGAGCCCACTAATTAATGACATGGTTCCGCTGGCATATTCTATATCCCAACCTTTGATTAATCCGTTTTCAACCGTTACTCCTTCCTTATTTTCAGGGAAAAGTTTTCCGCTAGCTGTGTTTCTAATCCACGGCGTTTGTTCTTTGTAGGTTTTTGCGTCAATCTGTATTACTGCATCTATATTTGCGTTGGGTGTATCGCCCTCTTCTTGTTGGCAACCTATCGATACTATATCATTGTTGTCGCACCAAAGTGCCACTTTATCTCTCCCTGTGTTTTTAACGTATACAGATCCCAGTGCACCAGCGAAATTGCCAGTATTTTGCCAAGAAAATACTTTTACTTCGTTGTTGTTGATATCTATTGATTTTTTGCCTCCGTGAACTTGTTTGAACGTGCCGCTGATTTCAGCGCCTTGGCAAGATAACTTTCCATCTTCCGTCATCTCCGAATTTTCACTCTTCCATGATATTTTTTTAGCCTGGCATCTTATAGCTTCTGCGCTCTGCTCTATTTGGGATGTGACTTCGTCGGCCGTGACCTTACTCTTTATGGCATTAGCATTTAGTTCTATTGCAGCACTTGCCTCTCTTTTATAGCTTTCAAGGGCATTATGTGCATCTGTCATTTTCTGTGTTGCGTTCTCTTTTGTTTCGTATGTCTCCGAGACTTTAGCCGATATTTTCCCTGCCTCTACCGTCAGTGCCGACTGCATTTCAGTGGTTGTTGAGTAGTTCTTGAGCTTTTCATCGGTAGCGGTGTTCGCATTATCTTCCGCTGTATTTGCAAGTTCTTGTGCTTTTGTCGTAACGCTTTGTTTGTATTCCACCGACAACGACTCTGCCTTGACCGTTCCGGCTTTGATGAGCATGCCGTCGAGTTCTCCGGCGCCGATGAAGTCTGCTATGATTGTCCCATCCTGCTGAATTGCCACGTTGAACGGTCCATTAACTCCGTTCGATGAGTGGCCAAGTCCTGCCTTATTCCACCTCCACACATTCTTGGCGGTCTTGGTGTCCGGAGTGTCCATGACGAAAATCTCTTGTGGATTCTCAGGCGGATAGAGTACTACATAGCCGCCGCTGTTGCCGGTGATGGCGGCTGTTGCATCCGCGATTCTTTGTTTGAGGCTTGCTTCCAGCTTCTCCGAAAATGTGGCAGTCTTTATTATTCTGTCAGCCTGCTCCTTGCTCTCAGCTGTAATCTGCTTGGTGAGGTTGGTTCTTGTCTTTCCGATTTCCACGTTCTCGGCACGCTCTTTAAGGACATTGTATGTGTATGATACAACCTTCGCCTTTACATCGATGTCGAGCTTTTCAATGATGACTGTTACTATGTCGCACAGGTCTATGCTGTTGAATGTGGCCAGATTCTCATTTCCTTTGATTTTGTTCATATCTTGGAACGAGGCTTTGATTGAGATACTTGGCTCATCGATACCGCTTTGAGCATACGCTGTTGCAACTTTTCGAAGCATGTCTTCTGTGATTACTACACCATCCTTGAACTTGTCGGAAAAATCCACCGGCTCGCATTTGAGTCTAGCATACCGGTCAGCGTTCGGAGTCTTTATGATGCCCTCTGAAAGCTTCACGAGGATTTCTTCCTCGCTTGTCTCGTCCTTCTTGTAACGTGCATATGGGAATATTGCAGTCACTGTGTTGGCTATGTTCTTCTCCTGCTCAGCTGTAATCAGGTTCTTTCCGTACCGGATTGTCTCGCCGGTATCCTTGCCTCTGCTTTTCCAGAGCTTTATCGTGAAATTATCAAACTGGTATTCACCGCCCCATGTGTCAAGAATCGAGCCCTCGACTCCTCCCAGCATCTTTCTGACGCTGATTACATCATCTACACCGGTGCTGTTGCGTGTCTGTATGTCAGACCATGCCGTATAGTTGTTTGGTACTGCTGCCTGCGAAAGAACCTGCTCAATTGCCTGCTGTGGATTCTTTCCCTCTATCACCGGCTGACATATCGGGTTGCTGTTCAGTTCATAGCTTATATGTTCGGCATAGAATGTATTCTCTCCTGCGATTGTCTTTCCGGATTTGTATATTCTGAAAAGCTGGTCATTATCCTTATTATTCGGCTTGGCTTTTATAATCGCATCCTCAGTAAGCTTATCAGCATACACTCCATTCTCGGGGTACTTGAGCGTCAGCTCGAAGGTGCCATTTCTTACCTCTTTGACCGTACACTCTGTTGCATCCTTTAAGAATCCTGTGCCGTTTCCTGTGAAATCGCTTGTTTTGGCTTCGTAAAGTATTGGTATCATAGGCTACACCACCTTGGTGTTAATTCTATCCTACTGACGTTTCCGCTCCATCTGATGTCATTTTGTCCTGCTGCAAGCTTCGGGAAGAGTGTTGTAAGCATCTGATTGTTACATAGTGTGTGGTCTTTGTATGCCGTCATCTGCTCGCTGTCGACCTCAATATATCCGTTCACATCCTTGAAGGTGTGTGCCCTGTTATTGATGTACAGAGTTACCGTGCCGGATCCGTATATTTTCATGTACGGTAGCGCGGTGAAATTCTCTGTATTGTATATCGTGGCTGCCTGTGACAGTGTGATTACTTTCTGCCCGGCATATGAATATTTGAATGGGTGACAGGTGAATGTCAGGTCTATCTTTCCAATAAGCATAACCGCCACGTCCTGAGCTGACAGTTCGCTCTCGAAGAGGGCTTCTCTGAAATAGCCCTCCTCGTAGGTATCATCCAGTCTCTTGTAGCCCGGCTCCTTTGAGAGCCATCCTGCAATGGCTCTCGCTGTATCCTCGATTGAAAAGTCGTTATTGTCGTCGAGCATCATAAAGCAGCTGTATTTCTTGGAGAAATCGCTATACTCGCCGTTGTCAAGCTCGTCTGTTTTGCCGTTGTAGACAATATTTCCTCTTCCCGGGATATTGATTTTTTCAATTACCGGCTTAGGAGCTCCAAAGACATTATTTTTGGAATTGATTGCTAAACCATATTCCAGTGAACTGTGTCCATTGTATGTAAAGCTGTTAATGTAGTCCTTAAGCATATGCTGCCTCATCCCTTTCTTTAATCTGTGCAGCCACCTCGAGCACCTCTTCTGTGAGCTCTCTGATATCCTGCTTTCTGTTGTTATAGAAATTTTCAATCTTCATTTCTACCTTTGTGTCTCCTGCTCCTCTCTTGCCGAGTGCCTCTTCAAGAGTCCTGTTCTTGGCTCCGTCGGTCAGAGGTGTGACGATGGTTTGTCCGTTTACTACCTGCAGTATCTCTGGTCCCGCCTCAGCTACGATTGCCTGTCCTTCCTTCAGTTTTCCACCTTTCGCAAGCCTAGGGAGTCTTAACCTTCCGATTTTGCTGATTGAAACTCCGGGTATCTTATTAATTAATCCAATAGCTCCGTTAATCAGTCCAATGGCTCCGTTAATGGTGTTCTGAATCATGCTGATTACTCCGTTGATTCCTGCCTTTACGGAGCCGCTTATTGCTCCAGCTATTGATGTGCCTAGCCTTGTAAACGTGTTCTTGATCGTGTTCCAAAGTCCGGAGAAAAATGAACCAAAGTTCGAAAATACTGCTCTGACTCCATTCCACGCTGCTCCGAACGTATCTCTGAAGAACGAGCCGACAGAGCTGAATATCGTCTTGACTGCATTCCAGAGTGTCTTAAAGTAATTTACAAAGCCGGAAAATATATTTTTGATTTCATTCCATGCTCCCTTGAAGTCTCCTGACAGCACGTCCTTGACGACTGCGAACACTCCCTTGATTGCAGTCCATATGGCTGAGAAATATGCCACTACGACATCCCATACCGCCTTGATGATGTTCCAGGCATTACGGAAGAACGACCCTAGCACCTCGCCTACTACAGAGAATACGACCTTGATATTCTCCCAGATAAGTGTGAAATACAGTACGGCCACATCCCATATTCCCTTGATTGCAGTCCATGCTACATCAAAGAAGCCGCTTAGCACTGTTCCTACTACCGAGAAAATAACCTTGATATTCTCCCAGATAGCCTCAAAGTACGGTGATACGAGGTTCCATACAGATTGAATGATGCTCCAGCAATCAGAAAATATCTGTGCTATGTCAGAGCCTATCTGCCTGAGCGTGTCGACCGCTGCCATGATATACGGCTCTATCAGAGCCCATATCTCCTGTGTCTTGGTCCATATGGTTTCAATGAAGCCCTTGATTGCTTCAATAATCGGCTCAAGGAATGATTTAATTGCTTCAAACACTGAATTGACAGCATCCCTGAACCATTCGCACTTGTTATACAGCGCGACGAAAATCGCTATCAGTGCCGCCACCGCCATAATCACTATCATGATAGGGTTCGCGGCCAGAGTTGTGTTTATTGCCGCTATCACAGGCTGTAAGAGCTTGGCAATGTTGATAATGCTCGAGACTGCCGTGCATAGCTTGCCAATGATGATGAGTACCGGTGCCAGCGCCGCAAGTACTGCTATGACTGTTAAAATTATCTGTTTGGTGCCTGAATCAAGGTTTTTGAAATTTTCAGTGGACTCTTTAACCTTTGCACTCACTGATGCAATCATCGGTTGAAGCATTGCAAGTGCCTCTTGTCCTAAATCCGTTGCTGTGTTCTTTATCTGATTTAGTGCTTTCTTGGCTTTATTGCTGTCGGTATCCAGTTTGTTAAAAGCGTCTGTCGTTGCGCCCGTGCTGTCATTCATTTGTGCAAGCACATTGTTAAACTCGTCTGCTCCATTTCCGAGTAACACCATAGCCGCTTTACCTGCTTCGCTACTGCTCCACAGGTCACTGAAGCTTTTGTTGTTTTCGTCAGCATATTGCTTTAATATTGCGAGAATATCAGACAGTGAATTTCCGTCAGCACTCAGCTGTGAAAATGACTTTCCGGTCTTTTCTCTCAGGATCAGGTCGACCGATGTTCCTCCTTTTCCCAATTCATTAAGCATTGAGTTGAGGTATGTTGTACTTTCAGCCGTGGCAATACCTTTGGCTGTCATATCAGCGTATGCAGCGCATAGCTGGTCTATCTGTACATTATTTGCATTTGCCGTTGGGATTACTTTACCCATTGCACTTGCAAGCTCATTAACAGTGGTTTTACCAAGGTTCTGTGTAGTGATGAGCATATCGCTTATATGCTCCGTTTCACTTGCTTCAAGACCGTATGCATTTAAGGATGTTGTAAGTATGTCTGTAGCGGCTGCTGTATCCGTGAAGCCCGCCTTCGCAAGCTTGCTGGCATTGGCTACGAAGGTTACGGCATCTGCTGTGTTCACGCCTCCGGATATAGCATTATATACAGACTCAGCTATATCATTTGCCGACTGTCCTGTGTCGTCGGATAGTTTAAGTATGGCTGAGCTCATATCATCCATAGACATTACGCTTGAATCGGCTATTGTTGACACTTTGGCCATTGCATCCTCGAAGCTTGATGCGCTTGCTATTACAGCCGTGCCTACTGCTGCCGCTGTAGCGCTTACAGGTTTGAGTTTTTCACCCACCCCGGTTATCTTCTCGCCCGCCTTTTTGAAGCCATCTGCTACATTGTCGAGCTTTTGATTATTAAACTCTTCTGTCTGCTTCTTAAGGCTTTTAAGGTCCTGCTCCGTCTGAACTATCTCACGCTGTATCTCTCTATACTGTTCCTCGCTGGCTTCGCCCTTTTCAAACTGCGCCTGCACCTGTTTTTCTGCCTCTTTGAGCACATTCAGTTTTTCTTTGGTCTGATTGACCGATTCAGCAAGGAGTTTTTGTTTTTGGGCTACAAGCTCTGTATTCTTAGGATCCAGCTTGAGCAGCTTATTGACTTCCTTGAGTTCGCTCTGCAGGCTTCTGCTCTTTTTGTTCACATCATCAATGGATTTTGTCAGATTGGTGGTATTTCCGCCTATCTCGATTGTGATTCCCTTTAATACGCTTTTTGCCATTTAGCTTTTTCTCTCCTTTCCGAATTTTTCTCTCAGAGACTGCCTGTCAGGTTTCGTCTGTGTGATTCGCCAGCAGTTATCCAGGTACTCTCTGCCCTTCTCTGTCTGATTCAGGCTATAGATGTATGCCTCTCTCATATAAAAGAGATACTCATCCAGCTCCATCAGCTGTATTTCATTCAAATTGAGCCCCGTGTAATCCATAACAAGCTTCTCTCCCTTTGTCTTGAGTAGGAAGTGTGATTTTTTCCCGAAGTCGTCCGGATAATAGGGCAGTTTTAGTTTGGGTCCTTAGATACTCCCTGCACGAAATTCATATACTCGGTGATGAATATACTCATTTCCTCGAAATCGTAATTTTCCGATATGATTCTCGGTGATATCTTTTTCTTCTGCAGATTGTTTGACATGGTCTCTGCCACTACCTCTGCCATGGTGTCCATTGCATCATCGAGTGAAATCTGGCTGGTGTCTAAGCTCTGTACTGCTGCCAGCTTGTGGAACGTAGCCTTGACCGGCATCTTGACTGTGAGCTTCTCGCCCTCCTTGTGGATTATTTCTCCATTCTTTCTCTTGATGTCATAGTCCTTGAGTGTGACGTGGAAAAATCTTCTCTTGATCTGATTGAAATTTAGTGCGTAGCTTGCCATTTTCTTTCCTTTCTTCTGAAAAGCGGCAGCTCAGACCTACTGTGCTGCCGTACATTTTTTATTCTTTCGGGTTCGCTGCCTGGCTTGCAGTGCCGCTCTCCTCGTAGAAATCGATAAGGGTGCCCTCTTCATCCATCGGCTCTGCTTTAAACTCTGCATCTGTGACAGTTTCCTTGTCTTTTGCAAAAGCGAGTGAAAAGCCTGCCTGATTGCTTCCAACAATCATCACGTAAAGGTCTCCGTCGACCGGATCCTCGTAGTGGAAACAGATAACATACTTTTCTCTTCTCTGATTAGAAATTCCGCCGAATTTCACTCTCTTGTATGTTTTCTTATTTTTTCCTGTGAACTCGCTGACGCGTGCAGTGTCGCACATCTGCTTGAATACCTGCGAGTTGAATGTCATAATACCTGTCTTGAGCGTTACCTCTTCCTCAGTCATGACGGTCTTACTCTTTTTACCGGAGTCATCCTTGGCTGTGTAGTATGATGGCTTGTACTCAAGCGTAGCGCCGCCGGAGATATACGCCATTCTGTTTGTTTCTTTGCAAAATTCTGTCGGATCCGGCACTGTTCCTGAGAATGTCTCAATATGCACATTTCCCGAACCTAAGATAATTTGTTCTTTCTCTTCCATCTTTTTCTCCTTTTCAAATTTTTTCGGTGATATCAAAGTCGTATGACGTCTGTACCATGTTCTCGCTGTCAATTTTCACCTGGTTCTTTCTGAATTCAACATCAAACAGAACCTCGCGCTCAATTCTTGATTCGATTGTTTTGTCCGGCTTTCTGTCAGTGTACAGCTCGAATGAAGCACTTATGTCTCTAATCATATTCTTCTGATCAGAGCCACGCTGTGCCTCATCTATCAGGTAACAGATGTAAGGTAATGTGGGTGCCGGTGTTCTGCTTGTTATTGTGAACTCATTAAGAGCCATCGGAAGATTAAGCTTCCTGAAGCGCTCGATGATTGTATCCAGTGTCATAGTCTTTCTATCCCTTCGCTTATTCCTTTAACGAAACGCTCCTCTGCTTCTTTCTCGACAGGAGCGATGTGTTCAAACGCTCTGACTCTGCCCGAGCCATTGCGCTTTACGTGACCTTTTTCAAGCAGGTGTGTCAGCTGATAGTGCTTTTTGTTGTAAACTGAGTATGTGACCTCTCCTGTCAGCTTTGAGACTCTTTTCTCTCTGATTTTGGAGTCCCAGTCTTTGGTATACTTTCCGGTTCTTTCCCGGTATGGTCCGCCCTTTTTCAGCTCGTCGGATGACCACTCTGCAGTGTCCTTTGCCTGTTCATTGACTATCTCTGTGACTGCTCCTGTGTAGTCCTCCATGAGCTTGTTGAGGGTTTCCGCAAGCTCGTCTGATGTAATTTTAACCTCCATACCTGCCTACTCTCTCTGCCGCATACAGCTCTATCCTGTCATCGTTTCTCGGTCCGTATGTACGGTATATGGTGAGGCGCTTGCCGTCGTATATGCACTCCGGCTGTCCGTCATATTCGTTATCCCAGACCGTGAACTTATTTGAGGCCTTGAAGCCTCTCTCTCCTGCTGCCACGAATTCATCCCGGCCGGTGCTTTCAACTTTCGCAAAAACTTCCGTCTTTTCGTCAGTTTCATCGGTCTCGCCCGGATGTATAAGAGTAATTAATGCATCCATAACGTCACCCCTTTGGCTGTCTGTAATTTCCACCTTTAATTTTGGTGAGTGTCATGTTGTAGCACTCAATCAGGCGCTCGTAATCGCTGTTGATTGAGTAATTTGCTTTAACGTAATTAAGGACTGCCTCAATCACGAGAGGGTCTTCCAGCTCATCAATGTATGTCTGATGTACTCCGATTCTTTTTAAGTCTGTGAGTGCGACATCGATAAGCTGGCTTATGTCATCGTCCAGCATGTCAGTGGAGCTTTTTCTCACTCTGATTTTAGCTTTGTCTAGCAATTCCTCTCTCGTCATTTAAGATTCTCCTTTTACGCGTCCGCTTTCTTTACACGGATAAATCCATTCTTGGAAGCTACTGAGCCTCCTACGAAGATATCTGCACGGTAAGCAACCTGTCCCTGCTTGAACTTGTAGTCGGTTGACTTTCTAGCATCGATATCAGAGAAGATTGCAAGCTCGTAGTTCTCAAGCGGTCCGTATGCCATCTCGTAAGAGCCTGCTGCTGTAGCCGGATCCGAAATGGCCTTGCATGCGCTGTTGATAATGTACGGTACTCCGTCAATAGTTCCTGTGTTGCCGTGGTTTACGATCGTGTAAACCTTTCTGCCTTGCTTGTCTCTGAGTTTTGCAAAGGCCTTAAGGTCTTTCTTGTTGAGAATGAGAACCGCGATGTCCTCGACCTCTTCCTCTCCGCCATAGCTGTAGATGATTTCATCGAGGGTATCTGATGCAATCTCTGTGATTGTGGTGATATCCGTCTTAGGATCAATGACCCGCTCATTCTCCTGTACTGGATTGTAGAAAATACCTTTAAGCTTTGATGTTGTACCATCTCCGATAAGGATCTGACGGCTGATGTATCTCCTAATAGCCATTGTCACGGATGACTCGACTACTCCGTCATAGTCAGCATCGGGAAGCTTGATCATCTCCTCAGGCTCCTCTGTGTATGCTGTGATCTTCTCTTTCTTGATTGTCACATATCCAAATTTTGGCTCGGTCGGGTTGTAATCAGCGCCCTCTTCTGATGTGTCGGCGCCATCTCCGTATGACTCAACATATCCTCTCTGATAAGTCTCTCCACCCGGTAATGGGATGGTCTTAACCCTGTCGATTAAGCTTGATACATCGTTAAAGGTTGGCTTCAGGTCTGATGCCTCGTGTGATGGGAGCACCGTCTGAGCTGTGGATAGAGCGTTTTTTATCTTTTTCGACACGAGCTTTGCAGCAAATTTTACTGTATTGCCGTTTTTGATCTTTTTTCCGCGCTCTGAAATCTGGTCAAGTGCTCCATTTGAGCCCTCACCTTTCTTTGCGTCATCATCAGAAGCGCCTGCCTCTGATGCCATAGTTGCAAGTCTCTGTCTTGCCATTGCGTCCTGGAGGATGCCGTTGATAATGTCAGCCTCCTCAAGAATCTGATCAAGTACCTCGCCATCTTCATCCTTTGCGAATGAATTAAGCTCTTTAAGTCTTGCTTTCAAGTCTTTTACACTCATGGAAATGAGCGCATCTTTAGTTAGTGCTGTGTACTCCATGTTAATCTCCTTTCGTGAAGTTATTTATTGTGATTTTTTTGATTTGATCACGCTTTTTTGTAGCCTGATTACGCTTAGCGTTGTCTGCAGCATCTTTGTTCTTTCGGGCTGAATCCATCGTTTTTTTGACGTTCTCCGGAATGTCAGCGTAATCTGTGACTGCTGCCGCGTATCCTTTTGTATCTGTCACCTCGATATCGAAGTATTCAGACGCATCAGCTCCGTTCAGCCATGTCTCTTTGTCCATCAGTTCCTTGATGGTGTCGATAGATACACCTTCTTTCAGGTGTTCTGCATAGATATTCACAATGCCTGTGGATATCTGGTCTAGGTCATCTGCCATCTTTCGCAGTTCTTCCGCATTACCTGTCGCTGACGTCCACGGATTGTGAATCATCAGAAATGCATTTGACGGTATCGTGGGCTTATTGGAGCCTGCGAATGCAATTACCGAAGCTATCGAGCCGGCAAGTCCATCAACGTATACGTTCACCTTATTGGACTGTGCATGACGCCTCAGCATGTTGTAGATTGCTATTCCGGCAAATACCGAGCCTCCACCGCTGTTGATATATACATTCAGGTCCTTGCCCTGCTGCTCGTTAAGGAAATTCTTGATTGCATCCGGATACTGGTCTTCATCCTGCCATGCTCCCCACCAGTCTGAGACAATATCTCCATAGAAAAATAGGTCAGCGCTTGTATCAGTTTGATTTTTGATTTCCAAGTTTTTAAATAATGGCACGTTAATCACCTCCTGTCTGATTTGTTCCGCTATTGGAATTACTACCAGAGCCTATCTGATATATGCTCTGTTCGTCTGCCTTGACATAATTGAGAGATACCATTCTTACATCGCCGTCCTCAATCGGTTCATAGTACAGCAGCTCCCTGTACTCGTTGATGGTGATTATTCCACGGTCGAAGAGCTGAGCTCCAATGTTCGTCCTTGTCTGCAGTGAGGCACACTGCAGTCTGTCAGCGGTGAACACTATCTTGTTACCACACCCGCGCTCACGCTCTGATAACAGCTTGAAGGTGCACTCAAGTGAGAGCTGTATCGCTATCGGTTCAATCACCGACTCATAAAATGCATTCCACTCTGCCTCATTGAACTGGCTCATGAGAATCTTGTCATTGCAGTTGTAGTATCTGTAAATATTTTCTCGCAGGAACTGGCTCTGCACTGTCGGTATGGTCTGTGTCTTCTGATTGATTTCGTGGAAATCTGTCGAAGAATCAAGACCGCCAAGACCGCCCTCGTTGGATGCGTCCATATATGCTTTTTGGAAGTTCACAACCTTCTCTTTCAGCTCATCCTCGTCGATGAAGTTGTTATATTTTAGATATCCCTTGAGATTTGCTGACTGTCTGACCACGTTTCTTAGTGATTCTGCTGTCACATCCAACAGCTCCAGCGAGGTCTTGAGCTGTGCATCGGGCGGAGTGCCTAAGAATCTCTTTTTGTTGTAACGTGATTTCAGGTGTATGACCGCCTGATATGGCACCGTATATTCCTTGCCATCATAGTCCCATGTGAACTTAAAAAACGTATTGCCCTTCTCGTCATCCCATATGCGGTGTGATGTGGTCGTAATGGGATTTATGGACTTCACCTTTGTGAAATCGTCATTGTAGAATATGACTGCAAAGGCATTTGATCTGTATACCAGGTCTGATGCCATCTTGTAGAGTGCGTCATACGGTGTCATTTCCGGACTCCATCTTAGCGATAGCAATCTTGCCAAATAGTCGTCTCTGACAGTCAGCCCCTTGGCATCATGCCTTACAAGCTGTGGCTTGAGTTTGCCGCAATTTGTGCCTATGCAGTTTGCTATAGCGCCTACGATGTCACTCTCGTATAGATCGCTACTCGGCTGATACTCGCCTCGTGATATGAGCAGAGGCATGTATTTCCATTTTTTAAAATTGGCCAAATCTTTAAGAATTCCCGTATGTCTCACCCCTTTCCTATCTGCCTCAGTATCATGCTACCAAAAAAAGTCGGTCAATTCTGATATGATTGACCGACTTATCTTTTTATGTTTTTTAACTGGTTTCCGTACTCTTTGTGAAACTTCATCTTGACTGTCAGTGCATCTATCACTGCCATAGCTCCATCTATGTGTGCCCGGGGCTCTATCTTTACAGGCTTCATTCTTGAATCGTTTATGTCTATGTCTACGGCTACATTCAGGAAATGAGCCTTTAGCAGATTATTGGCACCGATTTCAATCTTTTTGTCCTTTAGATTGCCCTCGAATGCGTGTAGGACCGGTGTGAGGTTGGTTCCCTGATATACATCATCCACCTTGAAGCCGCTCTCCTTCATGTCCTGTATCAGATACTGTGAGGAGTAACGGTCGTAGCCTGTCATGAGCGGCTTGATTTTGTATATCCGAACTAGGTCTATGAACCATTGGAACACATCCCTGTACTGAATCTGATTCTCTCCGGATATTCTCAGGAAGCCCTGCTGCAAAAATATGTCATACGGCACTCCTTCCTCTTCGATTGCCACCTTGTAACGCTCAAGTGGCATCCAAAACTGCGCGAAGATGTAATCAATGCCGTCCTTTTCTATGTCGACTGCTGCCGCCGTAAGGTCTGTTGTCTTAGACAGATCGATGCCGCCGACACAATAGTATCCCTTGAAATCTTCAAGGCTCAGCTTCACAGGTGACTTGTCCGCTTTCTTGGTCTGGCATCGCTCCACATCCTCGTAGCTCAGCCATGCAACAGAGCTGTTCTGCTTGATGTTGCAATATTTGCAGAGAAACTCTGATTTTTTCGACAGTGAGCCTTTTGCAATCTTGATTTCATCAATGTAGAACGACTCCGGGATTGCAACTCCCATGTTCGGGCTTGCTTTCCTTAGTTCATCTATGTTGTCCCATTTTTCGATGTCGTCAATCATGTACAAAAAAGGCAGAAATCGTACTTCCTGTGATGAACCTCTCAGAAACGCTGTCGCACGCCTGAAAAGCTCATCAAAGATACCGTCATTGACATAGCCGGCCGTAGATGTTGAAATGGTCAACGGCTCGTTTCTTGTGCCGGTACCGGATTTCATTACTTCATACTGTTTCAAGCCCTGCGGTCCCGGCCATGCTTCCATCTCATCATTGATGGTACATGATGGGTTAAAACCATCCGCTTTCTTGGCATTAAATGCAAGCTTCTTAATTGTCGTGTTCAAGCTCTCGATGTAGATGTCGGAGCGCCTTTTCTTGGTCAGTTCATTTAGCTCGTCATCTGCCTGTACTATCTGGTAAAAGTCATTGTACACAATCTCCGCCTGGTCTAATTTTGGTGCAAGGCAGTAGAGCTCACCGCCGTACTCTCCATCGACAAATGCACTGTACGCCATAATTGCTGCAGCTAAAATGCTCTTGCCGTTCTTTCTTGCGATGAGGATGAATACTTCCCTGAACTGCCTATATCCGGAATCCTTATCAATGATACCGAATATTGTAGACACAAGAGCCTTCTGCCATAGCTCCAGCTTGATGAGGTCGCTCCTTCCTTTGTTGTGGTGGCAGAAACTCTCTATGAAGTTGATGGCTCTTTGTGCTTTGCTGTCATCATACAGCCAGCGTCCGGAGTTAATTCCCGCAATTATGATGGTGTAGAGGAGTATGATCCATTCTCCGGCTATGATTTCGCCTGATGTAATTTTCTCATAATACTCACGGATATAGCCGCCCTGCTGCTTTTTCCTTCTTGGCATATTACTCTCTCATGGCCGCAAGCCTTGATACTTTTTTCTTCTCGTGTACCGGAAGATAGTCTATCAGGCTGTTTATGATGCTCGAATACTGCTTGGAATACTTGTCGTAAATTGTGGCTGACGGATGTGCCTTGGTGAACTTCTGAGCCGCGTTCCTGGTCTCAATCGTAAGCCCCTCTTTTTTGAGCTCCTCTTTTGCCTGATAGCATGCCACTTTTAGGAAAGCGGCTTCATCAATCAGTGAAAAAATGAGTTCTTTTCGCGCCGGATCGTCTACGCTCTCGAAAAGTTTTCTAAGATTTTCTATTTCTTTTTTGATTCTTGCGTTTGTCAGCTTATTTACTCTTTTTTTAGGTTTTGTCGGGCTTTTTTGTGTTTCTTCTGTCAATTTTATCCCCCCTCTTATTGTGCGCGACCTTGCGGAGTAAAATTTAGGTTGCTCCCTCGGTTCCTATGGCGCCGTGCCATACGCGCACCCCGGGGGGTGCTGTCGCGCAAAATTATTTCTGTGTGTTCGATTTGTGTTCGATTTGAATTATATTGCCGTATTCGTCGAATCTGTATCGCTTCTCATACTTGCTCTTATGCTCTTCATTGTGGTGCCTTGCGCAAAGAAGCTCAAGGTTGTCGAACGACAATGTAACTCTTGGGTTGTTAATATTCTCAGGCGTAATGTGCTTCTTGTGGTGTACAATGATTCCCGGCTCGATATCCTTGAGTGTTATCCTGCCCTCTGCCAGCTCCTTTGTACAGCGCTCACACATGCCACGCTGTAGCTTGTAGTATGCATCGCGTGTGTTCTTCCATGCCTGTGAGTGATAGAAAGCCTGTGCGTATTCCTTGGCCATGTTCTCTCCTTTGTGCTTATGATACTATGTGTTGTCGTGTGATTGTGATACATCTATCATGTCCATGTGTACAGCCACTAGGTACATGAACCTTGATCTGTAGCGGTAGAACAGAGACCTGCAGACCATGGTATCGCCCAGCATCTCCCAAGGTGTGTTGTACTGTATGCTCTCATAGAGCTTATCTATGAGAGCCTTGCGTGTAGATGCCGTGAATCCGTCAAGCTTCAGTTCTTTCATGGCGGCTTTGATAGCATTGTCCACCTTGATGTCAAACGCTGTGGCTGTTCCTCTTCTGATGCGCTTCTTTCGCTCCTTGTCTGAGTGTATGAGTGCCTTAACTATTCTCTTGTAATCTTCTCCAAGGTATTCCATCGTGCCTCCTCAATTCCTAACCATGCGAGCGTATATGTAAAATGCTGCATTGATACCGTTATACTTGACCTCAGCGTCCAGGAACTTGTAGCCCGGATATTCTTTGATGAGTTCTGCCTCTAATACTGTGTGGTCTTTGGCCATCTTCTCAACACGGCGCTTCTTGAACTTGCTATAGCTCTTTGTCGGCTCCGGTGGCTTCTTTAAGTTTCTTGAGCTCACCCACCGCTTAGTACCGTGTGGATTTCTTGATATATATTCTCCTAAACCTGTGATGAGAAAATCATCATCAGGTGATATTCTTCGTGTGTTTGGTCTGTCGCATTTCTTCCAGAGCGATTCCAGCTCGTCTCTGTCCATGCCGTCTCCGGTCATGAGAATGTGGAAATGTGGTCTCACATACCCATCAAATGCGAGCACGTATATGTACTTGATGTTTCCAAGTCCTTTTCTTTTTCTCCGGTAATTTATCTTTGCAATAAAATTCTTGATATCTTTTCTTGCTCTCTCTTCGTTTGCCGGGAGCTTGTCATCGTTCCACCCAAACGTGCACCACAGGTCACCTTTTCCAAAGTTGATATTTGCAAGCCTTATCAGATACCGCCTTGCATTTTTATCATTCAGATTTCTTTGAGCTTTGCTTGATGGTCTCTTCTTAGTCTTCGGCATGTCACTGAGCCTTGGGTAGCTTGGGTATATCTGAGCTTCAAGGAGAGTGGTCTGTGACTTTATGTTGGTGCACTTCGTGGTGGCTGTTCTGTACAGGCAGTTTACCTTGCCCTCTTTGAGAAGCTTCTCAAGCCTCTCCTCCTCGGTGTCATCTATGTATTTTTTAAAAGCCTCTTCGTAGTCGTAGTTGTCGTATTTTTTCATACTGTGTACTCTTAAATATAAAAATCCCTCATTTGTTAATACCCATTACGAGGACGGTAAAGAATTTTTACCTATATATTATGGGTTTACTGCTGCCTCTGTGCCGCTCTTATCTTTCTGTTATATTCGGCCTGATACAGCAGCTTTTTGTCTGTTGTCAGAACGACTCGTTTAAGAGTTGTCTCATACTTTTTTAATTTTTCGCACGTTTGTTCCCAATCTTTCCATGTTTCTTTTTTCACGCTATCTTTTTTCATGATTTTTCCTTTCTATATATGTAGAGACACAGCCTGCTTGTGCAAGCTGTGTATACATGTCTTATAGTATTTGCAGGCCGGTGTGCAGTCGATAGAATCAAATTCACACTTTTTGGGTTTTATTGGTTTTATGTCGTTCAATGTTCTGTTCTTCAACTGCTGCCTCCTTCGGCTCATATCCCATGCACTTTATCGGTCGGCTTGGTTTGCCGCATTTTTCATAATATTTGCAATTCTGACATTCATTTCTGTTCATTGTGTTTCGTCCTATTTGGTTTTGTACTGATGCAAGCGATATATATCTAATTTTGTCCATCTTGGTGGGTTCAGTTCTTCCGAATACCAGTCAATCATATTGGGGTAGTTTCTTTTGCTCCAGTTCTTGTACCATTTGTAAAGTGCGTACCATGCCATGCTACTTTTCCTTTTCTTTCTGAAGCTTATCGTATTCCCTAAGCAATAACAGCCCTATTACAA